ACCATCGGCCACCCCGGCATAACTTCACTACATGAAGCTGCATCGAGTTCCCCTTCGGTGATAACGACTCGTTTTCCAGTGGCGGGAAACAAATGTTGTCCAAAGAGTGTACCTGGGACTTCTCCTTCATAAGTGAATACCTTTGATTTGGTCTTCAGCTTGCAGCCTTTAAGGACTCCAGAACTGTCGAAATAATGGAAGCGTAAGACATCTCCGTCTTTGTAGATTTTGTAGAGTTGGCATACCTTTTCTGATATGCCTCGTTTCTGCAGCCGTTCGGCTGAGCCTTGTAGGTGGACATTCGACATTCGGTGGTGATGGTGGGTAACAACTTCTTCAGTGTGACCGTAGGCTTCGCATACGAAACAAAAAGTATGGCCGTCCGAATAGAGAGAGTTTCCATCAGACGACCCACAGGTTTCACACGGAAGATGCCTGACGAACTCGCTGTTCGACTCGGTTGTATTCATCTACTTGTTTAGCGTGGTAATCTCGCCAATCTTGAAGTGCAAGGATGAAGCCCTCGACAAGGGCGTCCCCATATTTGGGATCATCTGCTTGAGCATCAGCTACAAAGTCCATGAACTGTTCCTTGTAGTACTCGGGAGTTCCGTAGGTCATTTCTGGTGGTACTGGTTGACAAGAGCTTCGTAGGCATCGAGTGCCTCTTCAAACCCATCGATGATGTCATTGGGTGAACTGTACTTATCCAGCGCCATAATGAGGTTGGCGGCTAGATCCTTGATCAGGGTTACGTCAGCCATTCGATTGGAATTGAGTGGAAAGCACACCACTTAAAGCCGTGTTTCTCGGCCCAAGACGCATAGGTGGATTTAGCGCCTTTGTAGATTTTGTTATAGGGCGATTGGAATACGAAACGAATATCAAGATCAGGATTAGCTGCTTTAACAGCCTTCATCTTCCTACGATCTTCCTCAGTGAGTTGGCCTTTGGTTTCAAGATAAATGCCATTAGGAAGTAGGAAGTCAGGCGTATAATTGCATTGCAGCACGTAAGGAACTTTGGTAGACTCATATTCGTATTTCACGCCCAGGTTGGTAAGAAGATCAGCGACCTTCTCCTCCAACCCAGAACGGAAAGCCATCAGAAATCATCACTTTCGTCAACTTCAGCAACAGGTGCTGGGGTTACATTCGGTTCGCTTGCTTTGTAGCCACGCGTTTGACCAAAGAGAGCAGCAACCTCAGACTCGTCCAAGTCCCCAGAGTCAATTCCGGCGGTACCGTTGACAGCAACGACTTGGATACCGACAAGCTTAAGGGAAGTTCCGTAGGTAACTCCGTCTTTGAGAATGTAGGGTTTCTGACGGAATGCCAGCTTAACCTTCGACCCACTGTAGATGGGAGTGGAGTCGTCAGTAATAGGCGTTCCCTCTGTATCCACCACGGGCGGGCGTGTGTCTTCATTCCAGCTGAACTTAACTTTGTACTGTCCCTCGGAGACCTCCTCCCAGGGTTCTGGCTTAAGCGTGGATCGCTTTGGGTTTTTCAGTTTTGACTCTGCCCATTTGAGAGTCTCAACTCGATCAGCTTCCAGCCTCTCAACCAATGTCGTATCGACGATTGCCGACAACGAATAGCCGAACTTGCTGGGCTTCAGTACAGCTTGATAGCCCTCAAGGACAACAGGCTGTTGGGTAACGTGAATTGTGGCGGGCATTTAATTTACGGTAGTGGACAGGTAGGCAATTGCTTTTTGGAGCAGCTCTGTTGAGTCTTGAAGCTTCCCCAACCCTGTGTTGCAGGGCTGACATAGGACACCTCTAACTTTTCCAGTGCTGTGATCATGATCTACATTCAGAAACCTCTTACCCTTGAGGGGTGTGGTAGTACCACAAATGGCACAGCCACCTCCTTGATTAGCAAGCATAGTTTCATAATCTTCGTAAGTAATTCCATACTTACGCTTAAGATAGTAGTTGTATGTAGTAATTGGATCCCTAACTCTGATCTTATCTACAGCTACCTGAGTGCATGACTTACACCAAGACTGTAGACGATCCTTGGTTTGAGGGTGAGATCGAAACTCGGTGGACTCTTTCTCTATTTTGCATTTAGTACAGCGTTTCACAGGTGCCTAACAGAAGAAGTACGTCGAATCAATCACGGATTCCGGTTCAAGGTCTCCAATGATCGGTGGCTCGTGAAGTGCTCCAATCTGTTTGGCCCAATCACGGAGGTAGTCATGCTCAGCAAATAGGTGAAGGTAAGTTTCCCGTACCACAGTGGATAGGATAGACATGTCTGTAGCTCGACACAGCACAGAGTCGTGGATGACGCTGAACGGTGCCTCAAAGCGAGCAAAGGCTAGGTGTAACAGTGAAGCATCAAGGCTATGGATGAGATTAGGTGCTGTTGCAGCCTTGTGTCGGTTGATGTCTACCTCGTCGGTATCATCAGTGGCGACACGAAGCTCACACTTACCTAGTAGCTGAAGCTGGATACGCTCAACTTGCTTTTTCATCAGCCGCTGGTGAACGACGAAACCAGATGGAGTTACCCATTCGATCTCAGTCACTCCTCGTTTAATGAGAGCAGCGATCTCCTTCTCAATCCAGTCCATCACCGCCATAGGCCCAGGGACGACACCAGTGTCATCATCTGGGTTGTACATGGCGTTACGGACAGCCTTGACTGTTGCGGTCAGATCGTCCTTGCTGATCTCAACACCCTTCTCCTTCAGTGCGTCACGGATGTAACCACGGTTGGAGTAAGGCTTGGCGTTGTAAGGAACGGTCATGACGACTCGTTTGACCACCTTTCTATCCATGTATGGTTGGATAGATTCAGGACAGTGTGGAGTAGCAGCTTCCGCAACTACCTTGTACGCATCCTGAGGTGTATCTGTTGGGAGTACATTCACCAGCTTGGCTGTGTTCTTGTCTCTAGCCAGACCTGCAAGGATCTGTAGACCAGAACAGGTTGCATCCGTAGCAACCATTAGACCAGTGAAATGCCTAGTGCATTGAATGACACAGGCGTTGTACTCCTCACACGCTGCAAGGAACTGCCATGGCTCCTCGACACTCTCCCATTGAGGAAGATTACCTAGTGGATCCATTGCCACTTGAGAGATCAGCTCATGGTTAGAGCGAGTCCACTCAAGTCGTTCCTGCATTGTGGATTTGTCCAGGCCAAATGTCGTAGCGACCTGGAATGCCAGCCAGTCCTCAGCCTCTGGTGTCATATAAGATTCATCAGCGAACCTTACCATTGACTTGCCAAAGTCTGTGTCCTGAGGTGTGAGGAATGCCGGGATTGGGTAAGCCCTCCCCCGATAGTCACAACTCCAAGGAATGAAGAATCGCTCCTTGTTGTGGAAGATCGCAGCAGTCTCCATGGTCATTCGTGTTCGACACGATGCCTTGAAGCTGTGTGCGTTCGTGTTCCTCACCTCCGCTGCTCGACGACGATAGTCCTTGCGGCTGTCGTAGTTCTCAGCGATGTCTGGTGGCTTTGGAGGTAGGGGTAGATCAACGATGGGAATGAACTTCCCAACCTTGACTCCTCGCTCCTGTAGCTCCTTGGCAACACCGTAGATGAACGGGTTGATTCGGTAGGCCACCTTCTGCAGGTGGTTCAGGAAGGAGTAGATTCTCTCCCCCTGTACACATGTGTCATTGCCCCTGCGAACCATGTCGTGACCCCGCATCACCTCGTTCAGTAGGTAGCCACCAGCACGGCCAGGAGCCCAGTCGTTAGGCTCGATCAGCATGGGCCAGGCCAATGGAGCAAACAGCTCTGCATCGGCCATCACCTGATCCTTGATGGCAAGATAGGCAGGAGTTGGAACCACATAGTTAACGCGGCTTTTACCTTCCTGTCTCATCTCTTTCTCAAACCAACCACTAACCTGCATAATGCAGTCCAGCAGCCAACCACCAAGCTTGATGCGGTTGACCCGTCCCCAGGTCTTCCATTCAATGTCGTAGCGATTCATCAGTGTTCTGATGATCACGACCTTCTGATGGGTGCCACAAGACCTGTGCCAGTAGTTCTTCTTTAGCACCTCTAAGAGGCCTGGTGCCTCCTTCTCATAGAACCTCATCTGGCACTCGTCCTCGATGGCATGGCCGATAGCCTCGGTGACATTGACGAGCAGGTTGCTCTTGTCCCGATAGCCAAACACCTTGTCGAAGGTGAGCTTTAGGGCAATGGCAGCAGCAGCCATGGGCTCCACATCAGCAAGGAACTGGGAGATCTCCTTGAAGGCGACCCCATTCTTGCGTTCATGGATGCGGCTGTTTGTGTCCTTGATCCTTTCCACCAGCGGTCCCATAAGGGCGTCGATAGAGCTGATGCCGTACACACTTGCTGATGCGTAGCTCTTCTCTTCAAGCCTGCGGGTGTTCTCTTGTAGCTTCTTGAGTCCTTGTCGTATCGATTCTCTTTCCAGTTCAACCTGTTCATTGATCTGGGCAGGTGTTGCCATAAGCTATTTGCAATACTTGGTAATGAGGTTGGTGACATACACCTCGTCTTGATCACGAGCAATCACTCGTGCCTCAAGCTC